GTTGTTAGCGATATCAGTTGCAGATGGGTTTTTAATCGCTCTGTTCTTGTTGTCCATGACAGCTAACCACATCGTATGGCTTATTCCTTCAACCGTCACTTTACAGTGAACAGTCACAGACTCATCGTTGTGGATTTCGTTGGGTAGGAACTCATAGGTCGATTCTGGATAGTGCTCCATCAAGGTTGCCCACCCCCACGTCCAACTTAAATAAGTAAATTGCCCTTTTCGTTCAGTATGTTGATTTACATCAATTGCGCTAAGTGTTTTCCAGACGCTCATGCTGTCCTCCAAATCCTAACGGCGGTCTTTGATACTTTGCGTTGAACAGATCCCATTTTTCTAATCCTCATCAAATTCCTAATTCTTGAAACTTCCTTTGCTCTCATGAGTGGTTCAGGCAAATCTACAATTATTGAGCTGCCTACCTCTATGGTTTTCAACCAATTATTTCTCTTGCGCCCGTAAGACATTTTGTCTGGGATAGCTACATCTTTTTCTATTTCGCACTGCATTTCCTTCTCCGTTTTGTTAATGCCTGTTCAATATATATTTTACAAAAACTCTTGTCAAGACTTTACGAGACAATCAATCTGTGCTTATAATTTGGTCGAACGAACGGAGGGATTTATGAACAAGATGCAATTAACATTTTTTTGCGAGGAGTCTGGCAAATCGTTTAGCGACATTGCTAGGCTTATGGGCTGCTCTAGGCAAAAGGTTTGGTACTGGGCAAACTGTCGAGAGACTTGGGTGCATTGTAACGATGACTTTGAGATTGATCGCATAGAGTCGGTAAATACCAAAACTATTTGGGAGAGGTAAAAAAAGCCCCCAATTAAGGGGGCTAAGGGGCTTCTTCGGAGAAGGAAGCAAGGCAACAAGCAACAAAACGGAGCAGTTATGTCAGATGGTTTACCTTGGTTCAGAGTATACACCAATATCGTCGATAACCACAAGATGCGGCTACTTGCATTTGAAGATCGATGGCACTTTATAGCCTTGCTAGCTTGCAAGCAGTCTGGCCTTTTCGATAGCGCAGACCCAGAGTTTATAAACAGATCTTTAGCCGTTAAGCTAGGGTTGCAACTTCCCGCCTTAGATGAGCTTAGAAAGCGTCTTACAGATGTTAAATTGATTGATAAAAACTGGAACGTATTGAAGTGGGAAGAGCGTCAGTACAAGTCAGATTCTAGTAAAGAACGCCAGCGAAAATATCGGGAAAAACAAAAACTTAGTAAAACCAAAACGTCACCAAAACGTCACCAAAACGCTAAGGTAACGCCCCAAGATACAGATACAGATACAGATACAGAAGCAGATACAGAGAAAGATAAAATAAAAATCGTTTTCAAGCGCATGAATGCGCTGGGTGTAGATACTCCGTTATTTAAGGAATACATAAAAACTCGGAGCAGATTGAAGGCCACAAACACGGCTCGCGCTTTGGCGACTCTTGCCAACAAAGCGGAGAGGTTAGCGAAGCAGGGAGAGGATATTAAGGAATTAGTCGAGGAGGCTCATAGCAATGGATGGAAATCAATTTATGAACAGAAAAATCGTCAGCAACGCCGTCACTCAGCAACGAAGATCGCAACCAGCACAGATTGGTGAGGAATTAGATAAGAGCTATATCAATCAGTTGTTTGGGGTTATGCGGTTGAACTACCCATCATTCTTGAATGACACCTCAGACGAGGATATCGCTTCGACCAAAAAGATGTGGTGGTCATACTTGAAGCACTACGATCAGGCATTAATCCACAGAGCAACAATTCAGGTCGTCGAGAAGTTTAAGAAGTTCGCCCCGACCTTGGGTGAGTTCAAGGAAATGTTGGAGGAGATCAAGTTAGAGCCAGCCCATAGACCAAGCCGAGACACCACGGTTTGCCGAGTCTGTCGATCTTTTACGTTTACCCAGTATCATCATGATGTCTGCATAACCGGCGAAAAGTCGCTTTACGAAGTGACCGACGATCAGATTGCCGAAACTAAGCGAATGTTTGCGAGGCTCAGATGAGGAAAGCGTCACAGAAGGTAGTAGATCGCCAAAAACAACGTCTAGCGGAAATTAAAACGCTAGGTAATGGCAACTTAGGGGGTATGTTGTCAGCCTCCGAAATTCATATGGTTTTGCATGATGGAGAGGACAAAAATAACTTGCTGAAGATGCTGCAACAGGTCGAGCTACAGTATCCCATAGACGTAGTTATCAAGAAGGCGTCAAAGGCTAGATCACTGGCCCAAAACAGAACTCAGTGGCAATGGTTCAGGGACGCAGAGGCGCAGGGCGACCAAAAGGCATGGGAGTATCGAGCTTATTGCAAGCTGCATTTTGGGGTTCCCATTCTCCGCAGGGATAGCCCCGAGTATCGAGCCAAGTACGACCGAATTATCAGGCCAATGGCTTACGAGCAAAAGCTAGAATTGATGGTTGAACCGTTCGACTTTCCCGTTACGTCAGCAATGAACATTGCCCAGCATGGAGCTTTTCTGGATGAGGTGAAACGGCATTTTAACGGGTTAGGGTTCCAGCTAACAGATCCGCAGATCTGGGACATTCCCAAGAAATAATCTATCCTTAGTCACCGAGATATTGAGAGTTATCGGTATGGCTAAGAAGTGTAAGATTTGCCTCCAACCTTTTGTCCCCGAATTCAGCACCTTTCAAAAGACCTGTAACAACATCGAGTGTTTAGTGGACTTTGGAAGAGCGGAGGCAGCTCGGCTAAACAAGCGGGCGATCAGGCAAGAAAAGAAAAAGGCGAGGGAAAAAGACCGAGGGTATTGGGTCAAGAGAGTTCAAATCGAGTTCAACAAATTCATACGCCAGAGAGATCACAAAGACCCTTGCATAAGCTGTCAGAGGCATCATCAAGGCCAATACCACGCTGGGCACTATATGAGCATAGGCGGGCATTCAGCAGCTCTAAGGTTCGATGAAAATAATACCCATAAGCAATGCAGCGTATGCAATAACTATAAAAGTGGAAATTTGGTAGAATATCGTCCAAACTTAATTGACAAAATAGGCTTGGAAGAGGTGGAGAGGTTAGAGGGGCCGCACGATCCAAAGAAATACACAATCGACGAGCTTAAAGAGCTTCTGTCGGTTTATCAGGCGAAAAACAAGGAATGGGCGAAGTCTCAATCTTAGATCGTAATGCTGAAGAAGTGCGCTCTACGCTGCGTGAACTTTTAAAGGCTTGTGAGTCTGGAGACATTAGCGGAGCAGTTATAATAACCGAGCATCAAGACGGATTTGAGCTTCAAATGCCCGGAACATTCTCCACCGACCCTGATTCTATTGCGAGCATTATTGGACGCTTGCAAATGGCTTCGAATGTTTTCGCTCACATGACTCTGGCACAAGACGATGAATCCTAGAAGCACCGAGCATCATTTACAGTTTTGCACCACTGACCATCAGCGACAAGTCATTGAGATGCACATAACTGGTATGCCGCAAAAAGACATAGCAGAAAAACTTGGCAGGCATCCGAAAAGAATTAGCGCCTGTATTCTAGGAGTACATCGGAAAGCTGCATTGGCAGGGATGGCACCAGATTTCAATCTAAATCGTCAGACAGCACCGGGATTCACTACAAAACGAGTCAGCACAGCCTATAACATGGACAACGAGATTGTCCTGCAATGGCACATTCAAGAACCAGAAAGAGTTAAGTTAGAGGAACTGATAGCAGAATTTGTGGAGGGTTTCAAAGATGAAGTCACCGGATTACATGCCCCCACAGACCCGCCGACAGGCACTGATGACGATCTTATGGTTAGCTACATTATTGGCGATCATCATCTTGGGATGCTTGCTCACCACAGCGAAACGATGGGTGATGACTACGACGTCAAGATTAGCCAGACTCTTTTGGAAAACGCGATAGATCGACTGGTAGGATCTGCGCCAGCGGGAGAAGTCGGGGTCTTAGTGAACCTAGGCGACTTCATGCACATAAACGACTCTACAAGCTCAACCCCTAGTTCAAAGAATCTATTAGACTCTGACGGACGATACTCAAAAACCATTCGTGCTGCCAGTAATCTCATAAAACGTACGGTTTTACGTACGCTTGAAAAGCATAACCAAGTGTGGATCGTAAACGTAAGGGGTAATCATGATCCTGATGCCGCCTTGTGGTTGAATGAAGTAATGCGCTTGTATTTCGAGGATGATCCACGGGTCAAGGTATTTGACAACGCTTCCAAATTTATCTGGTGGCAATGGGGCAAAAATCTAGTCGTGACCCACCATGGAGATCGGATTAAAATGTCCAATCTACACGGGTCAATAGTAAGTAATTTAAGGAAAGAATGGGGCGAGTCAGATCACACCTACGTGTGGACAGGTCACATCCACCACAAGAACCAAGAGGAATTTGGCGGCGCATTGTTCGAAAGTTGGAACATCCTAGCACCCGCAGATGCTTGGCACGCTGGTGCTGGCTATGCCAGTTCTCGAAGTATGACTTGCGTAATCCTCCACAAATTGTTCGGGGAACAGGGAAGATTGAAGGCAAACATTCAGGAGTTGACATGACAGCACTTGATCGGCAGGTAGCGGGCAACCATTACAAAACCATGATGATTCAGCCATTGGAGTATGCACTGGCGAACGATTTGGGAATCTGTGAACATGCGGTGGTCAAGTACATTAGTCGGTGGCGTGATAAAGGTGGAGTTGAAGATCTCAGGAAGGCAGCGCATTACATCGAAATCTTGATTGAAAGGGAAACGGCTCCAAAGGATAACCCTAAGAAGCCGTCTTGGTAGTCACATCAGCATTGCGCCTATGATGTAGCCCAAACAAAAGGCAATTATCATCGCCCCGCCTGTGTATCTAGGTACTAAAAGTTTATCTTTCCACATGGCATAGTTCCTGTTGTAGTTGATCCAGTATCCTCAGCACGTCAAATATCTGTTGCCTGTCCCATGAGTCTAGGCGGTCTTGATCGTAATATTCCTTGATCTTGACCAGCGTTAACCATGCTTGCAATATCTCGTTTCTACTTGGTCTCATGCTCATTGGTTCTCCTCATTGTAGTATTCCTTTATCTTAAAAATTGATTCTGGACTCCACGTTGCATCGGGGAGTAATAATTCAGAATCGTAAATGGCGGTATCAGTTCTAGATTGAATAGCGAAAAAAACAGTTAGTATTGCTTCCCATTCTTCCGAGCTTTCACAACAAAAAAAGCAATATTCAAGGTTGCCATCATCATTTTTTAAACCTAAAGCCATGACCGCACAATCATGTTCAGCCCATAAATCCTCGTTTTCTTTCAGGTAAATTAAAGTCTCCCTGTCTCCTGTTTTAACTCTCATTATTTACCCTCGCAGTTTGGTTGCACATTGTTGAAGTCTGGATGATATCCAGCGCACACATCCTTGACGTACTGGTTGAACGTTTCTACCTCATGGTTGTAGTCACTGGTTGAGATCCACAGTAGAGCCGCGACAAACGCCACGGCAATACATATTTTGGTCAGTCGGTTCATTAGTATGACTCCCCCTTGCTGTCTAGGTATTGAGAAAATCGATGGAGGGCATTGCCGAAGTGTTCGAGCGCCTCGGTATCAGGCCCAATCTCTGCTATAATCTGATATTGTGGATTCTCATCATCGGGGCCAAAAGGTGAGGGTGAATACTGCCATTCGCTAGGTGTATCTGAATCAAGCGCCCAATGGAGATAGTCAGCTACCGCAAAGTGCCAAGCCATAGCCGAACCCCAAGCATCGTGGTTGTCATAGTCTAGTTTAAATTGGTCTTTGATGATTTCTAAATGTCGCATGATATAATCCCCTTAATCTTCGGTTAATCTTTCGTAAACTTCGCGCCAGTTAACTTGTGACAACGCTTCAAGAATCATATCTTGTCTAAAGAAATGATCGCTGCTTTGTGGTTGTCCTGCGTCTTCTGGGAACATGATTTCGTCAACCATGTCTTTAAGCTCAATACAGGCGTCATACGAATCACCACAGCGTTCTAGTATTTCCTGCGCGTCGTTGTAGTATTCTTGGGTGTTGGCAATGTGTAAAACGATGGTGTCTGTTGCTAAACTCATTTTTTCGTTTTCTTGTACGGTTTGAAATAACTTAGTAACTTCTGCCGCTGCTTCTTTGGTGATTCCGTTAATTGATCTGTTCATGTGTATTTCCTTGCTGATTGAGTTATAATTTGATACCACGGATCGAACAATAATTTATATATTAAACTTTGTCTAATACCGTTTTAGAATAAGCTAATAACCAAACAGCATATATCGGTAAAAATAGGGTGAAACGTGCCAGACCATCGAAATAAACTAGATAAAGAGACTGTCAACCGTCACTTTCCAGAATGGGATCATGGCGGGAAAGGTAGCCATGCTAGGCGGTACAATTCGGCCTCAAATGCGGCCTATCAG